TAAAGATTTTCCAATGACACCGCATTCGAGATTAGTTACATTCACAGCGCCAGGGATGAAAGCAAGAGTGATCGCAGTCGCCGACTGGGTATCACAAACTGCTTTATCGGCTATTCATTTTAGCATGTTCAAAATGTTAAAATTGATACCATCCGATTGTACATTCAACCATAAAAGTGGTTTAAATATTTACCAAGAAAATGCGACTTCTTTTTATTCTCTTGATCTATCAGCGGCGACGGATAGACTTCCGAGAATACTCCAATCTAGAATTATTGCTAGACTTTATACTAAATTAGGATATGACGGAGAATCTATAGCTAAAGCATGGCTTGAACTAATAGATCGCCAATATACGACGAAAGGTAGTGCATTTGAAAAAGTACTACCTAGTGTTAAATACGCAGTTGGTAATGGGATGGGATTATTCTCATCCTGGCCAACAATGGCATTAACACATCACTATATAGTATCTCATTTATGTAAAGTACCGTCTGCTAATTACAGACTGGTTGGAGACGATTTACTCATCAAAGATTGTAAACAGTCTTATGAACTATATTTAGAAACAATGTCTAATATAGGAATGGGAGTAAATTTAACAAAAACTATCGTATCAGAATCAGACCGGCATACAATTGAGTTCGCCAGAAACTACATCATCAAAGGATGCCCAATCAATACAATTCGATTTGGTGCAGTATATGCCTGGATAGACGGTAATATAACATCCGAATCAGCTATATGGCATCTCCGTGATCATATTGATTTTCATACTGTTGATCATGTATTCTCTCTATTCAACGATAAACACGATCTTATCTTAAGAATACAGCTCTACTATTATCTGTGGAAGCAAAATATACTATCTAATGATAATGTGGATTGTCTATTAAGAAAACTAAATGTAACTAAATTTAATACGATGATATTTTCTGAGATTAAAACTATCACTACGACAGTAGCAGATAAATTTAAAACAAAAGAATTTAAATCCAACTCCTTTTACGATAACTTACTATCCGCGTGTGTAGTAAGAAAAGAAGATGAATTAATTTATGTTACTAAATTCGCTGAATCAATCGCAATGATCGCATTTGCTCAGGATGCGCTCATAGAACCGGCTGAAAGATTCCATCGTAGATTAACAGACGCGAGTCTTATAAAATACGACGTAGAACTAACAGGGGGTCCGATGCTATCTAAACGAGAAAGATCTCTAATTAGAAGCATATATGACTCGCTCTAGTATACATCCATTTCTAAAATAAAAGCTTATTATATTAAATAACTAAATTTATATTCGTTCTTCTGATTAATTATTAAAAATAAGTAATTGCTAAGATCTAATTTAATTTTAGTATAACCCACTTCAGTAGTATCCTCGTTCAACTGAAATCAGCTTATCGATGAGCGGGCTTGTGTAGTGCTGCAACGTAATTAAACGCCGTCATATACCATAGTGTTTTATGTAACGAAGTTTGTTCTTGCTACAACTATCAACAACTGATAGGAACGCTATGCTCCCTGCTGATCGAAACCCTCCGGCTATCCTTTGGATACCTTCGGGCCTGATCTTTAATAACTAAACACAGATAAGCTGAATCAGCAAACCCGGACGACAGTATATTTATAAAAAGTGGAAATTGTCTGTCGATTTGTAATGAAGAGTACTTATTTTATTATAAATCGTATCTTTCAATTGTATATTAATAAGTTAAGTAGATTAGGTTCTTGGACACCAGTCCCAGTTCCTATAACCTTTCATCATACCAAGTATCGCGGCCAGGCTTCCTACGGCCCGTTTACAATCTCCTTTCTCAAAGGGAGATACTCACATCGCTTCACTTTATTACCATTCATCAATGCTTTATTACTCCTAATAATAGTGTTGACCGGATTATAATAATGCGAACAGTTAGTCCTGATAATGTTACTTACCCGCCCTGTTTTCGGATCCACGATCTGATATTTCTATCAGGATACTTACTTATTCATTTTTAATCGGACCCCGAAGGTATCTAAATGATACCGAGGGGTGATTAATCTTTGGGAACTGATTAATCTGATATATTACATATCAGAGCTTATTAGAAACAACTAATAACTTAAAATAATTAGGTTACTAACCTCTATTTATAGAGCAGTTAAACATAAGCCCGGGATTAATCAATATAAAGGATGTATTTAATATAATAAGCTTACTGAGAAATTAACATATAAATACCCTCTAAAATCAATTATTACAGACGTCTTTCTTTAATTAGAAGGAACACACATAAAATTAAACATGGCACATCTTGTATCTGACAGAATAGCTTTACGCAATAATAATATCTCTAATACTCTTCGATATGATATTTTTGAAAAATTACTAATCATATTTAAAGATAGAATCAATTTGAAAGATTATAATACAG